TTTATTTGGGTGATAAAGAATGAGGTATAGTCCGACAAATCCTGCAGTAGATGCGTGTAATAACATGGATATGTTTTTAGATATGTTAGGTAAACAGCCTAAAAAGAAGAAGCAAAAAGGTTTGTTAAGGAAAATGCGGCAGTAATTGCACAATCACAAGCACTAGGTGATACTACATATGATGCTGTATTAGCACTAGCAAAAATGGGTGAAGTTGGTGGAAAACTTAGTGATGCAGAACAAAAACAATTAGATGCTATTGCGGCTAAAGATAAAACACTTACTGACTTTGATAGTATGATTGAAAAGATACGTAGTACTATCTTAGTTAAATTGCTTGACTCAGGTATATTTGACAAACTGCAAAAAGTAATGTCAGACCTTACAGCATGGTTCAACAAAGACGAAACACAAACATCTATTCAGGGATTTGTTGATAGACTAGGAACATTGTTTGACAACCTTGGTACAATGGTTGAAGACTTTAAAAAAGATTGGGGCAAGTTAAGCATTGGTGAACTAGTAACCAAGTATCTTATTAATCCTATCAAAACATTATTTGGTGCTGACACAGGTCCGCCACCAGGACATCCGGAGCATAATAAAAATGCAGGTTCGAAATCAAGTGGACTAATGGGAGGATTGTTTGAATCATTAGGTCCAATAATTGAAAAATTTGAATCGTGGGGTAAAGCATTAATGTGGGGCGGTATTGGTGCCGCGGCTGTATTAATTGGATTCACAGCGGCTGTTGCGGCTATGGCGGCTCCGTTAGCATTAGCAACGCCAGGCGTTTTGGCAATTGGAGTAGCATTTGCTGGAGTAGGTGTAGCAGGATTTGGAATTGCGGCGTTGATAGATTCGATCACCACATCTGTTGACAATGTTGCAGTTGGATTGAAAAAGTTTGAAGACCTTGATTCAAAAAAATTAGGTGACGTTGGTGGGGCCTTAAAACCACTTACAGATAATATTATGGGTCTTGCTAAAGGCGGTGTTGTTGCATCGTTTATGAGTGAAGGCGTATTAGAAAAAATTGCCGCAGGCGTTAAATCGTTTGAAGGTATTGATTCTAAATCAATGAAGGATATGGGTCCTGCATTAACTAGTTTACAAACAGGTATTGCGGCATTTACCGGTGACGGTATTATGGATAGCTTTAGTAAATTCATTGGCGGATTGTTTGGCAATGATGGTGGAATGAAAGATATGGCTGACGACCTTGAGGCGTTTGCTGATATTGATTCCGCTGGAATTAAAGCTATTGGAGATGGGTTACAAGGCATTGCGGCATATATTGAAACTATGGATGGTGCAAACCTTAAACAAGTAACAAAAAACTTAAAAGAATTAATTAAACAAATTGGACAATACAACGAAGAATACAAAAATATGGATGCTGAAACCAAAGCATCGTTTACTAAAGTATTAAATGTCAATAATGAGAGTCAAGATAAGTCGAGTAGCTTACTGAATCAGTTAAATAGTACTAACACACTTATATTAGATGAACTTAAAAAACAAACTAAAGGTGGAAAAGCTATGACAAACGCAATATCAGGAGCGGCATAATGAGTTGGAAACGTTATTTTACGCCAGTTCCAACAGGTTCTGCCCAAGACGGCAGTTATAGCCCACTTGGCGGAAGTACTAACCAAGGTATGGGTCCTGCCCAAGCAAACTATTCAAGTTACTTGCCAGATGTATATGTAGGTTCTCCAAATCGTGTTGAAAGATACGGACAATATAACACTATGGACAACGATAGTGAAGTAAATGCCGCATTAGACATTTTAGCAGAATTTACAACCCAAAAAAATACTTCAAACAGAAGTCCGTTTGTTATGGATTTCAAATCTGATGCAACTAATACAGAAGTACAAACACTTAAACTATACTTACAACAGTGGTGTAAAGTACAAAACTTTGAAACAAAAATGTTTCGTATTTTACGTAATGTATTCAAGTATGGTGATGCATTTTTTATTAGAGATCCAGAAACTAAAAAATGGCATTACATTGATCCTGCAAACGTTACAAAGATTATTGTTAACGAATCAGAAGGTAAAAAACCTGAACAGTATGTTATTAAAAATGTAAACTTAAACTTTGTTTCAAACGTAGCAACTACTCCATTACAAACAAACGGTAATGTTACAGGCGGTGGCGAAGGTTACATGACTGGTGGCTCACGTGGAATGACAGGTGCACCTAACCAAGCATTACAAGGTGGACGTTTTGCAAAAGGCGAATCAGAGTTTGCAGTTGATGCAGAACATATTGTACACCTAAGTTTATCAGAAGGGTTAGACAACAACTTCCCATTTGGTAACAGTTTGTTAGAAAGTATATTTAAAGTATACAAACAAAAAGAATTATTAGAAGATGCTATTATTATTTACAGAGTGCAAAGAGCACCTGAACGTAGAGTATTTTACGTTGACGTAGGTAATATGCCATCACACTCGGCAATGCAATTTGTTGAACGTGTAAAAACAGATATACACCAAAGACGTATTCCAAGTAGTACAGGTGGAGGAAATAATGTTATTGACTCTAGCTATAACCCATTAAGCATTAACGAAGATTACTTCTTTCCGCAAACAGCAGAAGGACGTGGATCTAAAGTTGAAACACTACCAGGTGGTACAAACTTAGGAGAGATTGATGATCTTAGATATTTTACTAATAAGTTGGTACGCGGTTTGCGTATTCCTAGTTCTTATCTTCCTACAGGGCCTGACGATGGTGCTAGTGCATTCCAAGATGGGCGAGTGGGTACTGCGTACATTCAAGAGTTACGCTTTAACACCTATTGCGAAAGACTACAAGGACTTTTAACAGAACAATTTAATCAAGACTTTAAACGCTACCTATTAGAAAAAGGTATTAACATTGACACAGCAATGTTTGACCTAAGGATGCAACCACCACAAAACTTTGCAAGTTACAGACAATCAGAACTTGACAATGCAAGAGTTGGAACATTTACTCAAATGGCGGCTATACCTTATGTGTCAAATAGATTTGCACTTAAACGTTTCTTAGGACTAAGTGCAGAAGAAGTTGCAGAGAACGAAAAGTTCTGGCGTGAAGAAAATGACGAAAACTTAACTCCAGTTCCAACAGACGCCGCAGGCGAAATGCGTGGAGCAGGTGTTAGTGCCGCAGGCATGAGTGCAGACCTTGGCGGAATGGAAGATGAAGCAGTTGATCCAGACGCACCGGCACCAGAAGATGGCGGAGCAGGCACACCACCAGAAACAGTAACAGGCGATGATGCCCCAGTACCAGGCGCTGAAGGATAAATATTAACATGATACTACGTGAACTATTTTATTTTGATAAAGAAACTTTGGAGCCAGTTGAAAACAACGCTTACGATCCCAAGTCTGATGATTCAATTATGAAAAAAGACGACACACGTAAGACACGTTTAACATTACGTCAGATAAACAAAATGCGTAAAGCATCTGATTTGCACAAAGAGGAGCAGGACAAGGAATTACATTTCGTAAGACAAATGTATGGACTTGCCGCGAATGCAGAACAGGCTGTTTAAAAATGTCAATAGCATTTGTTATTGGTAACGGCACGTCAAGAAAACCTATACCCTTAGAACCACTTAAAGCACACGGAACATTATATGCCTGTAACGCTGTTTACAGATCAGGATTAAGACCTGACTATCTTGTTGCTGTAGATACTAAGATGGTTACTGAAATTAACAATTCAAAGTATCAACACGAAAACAAAGTTTGGACTAATCCAAACAAACTATACGAAAAATTTCATTGCTTTAACTACTTTGCTGATCCTTTAGGTTGGTCAAGTGGACCTACAGCATTATGGTTAGCATCTTATGGTGCAGATCATCAACACAGCGAAATATACATACTAGGCTTTGACTACGAAGGAATAGAAGGCAAAATTAATAATTTGTATGCAAATACAAAAAACTACAAAAGAAGCGAAGAAGTAGCAACATATCATGGCAATTGGAGCAGGCAAACAGGAATAGTAATTCAAAAAAATGTTGGAAAGAGATATATACGTGTAGTAGAGAATAAGGATGATTACTGCCCAGACAATTTAAGACCCTTAGGTAACCTATCCCATATTACAGTAGCTGAATTCACTGAAAAATTCGTGAATTTACAATCTTAATGTAAAATCGGCTCGTTTTGACCGGTTTAACCACCCTTTTAATCATTTTCCATAAATACAACTGACAGCTTATCGTATCTAAACAACAGGAGGAGATAAAAAATGGCTAATCAAAATAAATTTGAAGCAATGCTTGAAAAGCTAATTGCTGAAGACAAAGCGGGAGCAGAAGAATTGTTCCACGAAATCGTAGTTGAGAAATCACGCGATATCTATGAAAACTTATTAAAAGATGACGTAGAAGAAGTTGAAGTAGACGAAGCAACTGATGAAGAAGTAGATGAAACTACTGACGAAGAAGTTGATGAGTCAAGCAACGACGAAGAAACTAACGAAGCAACTGACGAAGAAGTTGACGAAGCTACTGACGAAGAAGTAGACGAAGCAACTGATGAAGAAGTAGACGAAGCTTCAGACGAAGAAGTTGACGAAAACTTTGTAGACGAAATTACACCAGAAGCTGAAGATGACATGGGTGGCGATGCCGCTGATGACATGATGGCAGATATTGCCGCAGACAGCGAAGAAGGTGACAAAGAAGATGACGAAGACATTGAAGACAGAGTCACTGATTTGGAAGATACATTCGATGACCTAAAAGCTGAATTTGACGCTATGATGGCTGATAAAGACGGTGACGAAGACGAAGGCGATGCAGAACCAGAAATGGATATGGACGCTGGAGACGACGAAGGTGATGACGATGAGGCAGAAGAAGCTATTGCTCCTGAAGCCGATCTTGAAGTAGCACCAGCATTTGAAGGCAAAAAAGATGCCAACACTGAAATGCGTGAGTATGTTGAAAAAGTAACAGCTAATATGGGCGACAACGGTGATAACACTAAGTCTCCAGTAGCTGGCGCTAACGACATGGGTGGAACTGCTGGAAACATTGCACAAGGTGGCGATGAAAAAGGTGGGAAAGCTGACTCGGCTAAAGAAGATAACGCAGGGAACGTTAACGTACCAGGCGGAAAAGCTTCAAAGTCAATGAGTGCTAACTCAAAAGGCCACGGCGCTGAGAAAAAAGGCGCAGGCGAAAGTGGAACTGATAGTAAAAGTACTATCGGATCTTAATAGTTAAGGAACTTATAGGTGTTTAATTTAACTGAGACATTGACATTCGACCAAGCAGGTATGGTTGTCGAGACTACTGAAAACAAGAATGGAGGCAAAGATCTTTATCTTAAAGGTATTTGTATCCAGGGCGGTGTAAAAAACGCAAACCAGCGAGTTTACCCTGTTACTGAGATAGGTAGAGCTGTCAAAACTCTCAACGATCAAATCACAGGAGGATATAGTGTTCTTGGAGAAGTTGATCACCCAGAAGGACTTAACATTAACTTAGACCGTGTAAGCCATATGATCACAGATATGTGGATGGATGGACCAAACGGTTATGGCAAGTTAAAAGTATTACCGACGCCAATGGGACAACTAGTTCAAACAATGCTGGAAAGCGGAGTTAAACTAGGTGTTTCATCGCGTGGGTCAGGCAACGTAAGTGAAGACGGTGCCGGCGAAGTAAGTGACTACGAGATTATTACAGTTGATGTTGTAGCACAGCCAAGTGCTCCGGGTGCATACCCAACCCCAATATATGAGCATTTAATAAACGCCCGTGGGGGGTACAAGGCATTAGAATTAGCAAGAGAAGTCCAAGGCGACGCGAAGGCACAAAAATATTTAAAAGAATCTTTGGTGAATATCATCAAGGGTCTAAGGTAATAGGAGACCATAATGTTGGAAGCACTAAAATCACTTTTTGAAAACAATGTTCTTTCTGAAGAGATTAAAGCTGACATCCAAGAAGCGTGGGACAAACAAGTTAATGAAAATAAACTTGCTGTCACAGCTGAACTTCGCGAAGAGTTTGCTTCAAAGTATGAGCATGATAAGGCTCAAATGGTAGAAGCAGTTGATGCATTAGTCAACGATAAACTAAGTGAAGAAATTTCCGAATTTGCTGAAGATAGAAAAGCATTAGCAGAAGCAAGAGCAAAATACGCTGTTGCAATGCGTGAAAACGCAGGTATGCTAAAAGGCTTTGTATTTGATCAGCTTAAGAAGGAAGTTGGAGAACTACATGAAGATCAGAAAGTTGTATCAGAGAAATTTGGTGCTCTTGAAGAATTTGTAGTAGAAGCTTTGTCAAAAGAAATTGCAGAGTTCCATCAAGATAAGAAAGACTTAGCAGAAACGAAAGTACGTTTAGTACGTGAAGCTAAAGATCACTTAGCAAT